ATCATATTTTCATATAATCTTCTCTTTAATATTAAATATTCAACATCTATTTTATCTTCTGATATTTCTAATTGTTTTGACATAAAGTGTTTGTATAATAATAACTGATTGGTTTTGTTCTTATCAGCTTTCATGTACTTGTTCCAACCCATTGTAGAAGTTTTGATGTCAATGATTTTCATACGACCAGTTTTCTTGTCGTGTAGAACAACATCCATAAACCCTACAAACTTCATATCCTTTGGTAGTTCATAATTTAGATTCATTTCAATACCAACTAATTCAGTATCTTTCTTTTTAAAATGATTACCTTTTCTTTTTTTGAATTCCTCTATGATATCTAATCCATCTTTAAAGAATTCTTGCATTTCTTCTTTGGTTACTTCGAAGTTGTCTCCATATCTTTTTTCTGACTCCTTATAGTTTTCTTTCATACGATACAACAAAATATCATCTAATGGTAATTCATCTGCTTCTTTGATTGTTCGTTCGTAATAACAAACTAAATATGCTTGAATAGTTTCGTGTAGAGCACTACCGAATATCGTATAGATATTACCCGTAAATGTTCCGACTTTATCTACATAATTAAGTTTCCACATCTGTGGACACTTATCCCATTGTGAAAATTGACTATAACTTATTTTGCCCATTTACCTCTTGCCACGACTTGTGCCATAACTCCATAATTTGATACATCTGAAAAACTATCAGTTACGGGTTCTCCCTCAACTGAGTTCTCTCCGTTTCTCAATAATAATGTTTTCATTCTTTCTATCTTGTCGTTCATTCTGAACCATAAACCCAACAATGATAACTTAATGTCCTCTGGTGTTTTTAGAATTGTTCCGACTGCTATATTTTGTGGGCCATAATCATATTGTTTTCTACAAAATAATTCATATTGTTCTGATTGTATTTTCAGGAACTCACCAGTCATTTCAGGATAAGTTCTCTCCATATATCTTACGACATCTTGTGTGTCCACCATTTCTTTTTCTGCTTCTGTCGGGTCATATTCTTGACCGAAATCGTCAATAACTTTTGTTGGTGCGTCTTTAATTGCCATTATTTACTCCATATTTTTTTTAGTTGTTTTTCATCTACACCATACTTTGATATAATTGAATATACGACATCTTTACCCATAATGTCAAGTGTTTTTTCAATATTTTCTGAACTATCTTCAAAATACTCACATAATATATCCATAGCCCAACTTTCAATCTTGGATTTTTTCTTTGATTTGGTATATCGTAAAAAAGTTCTACCTTTGGGAATTATATTAGTGTAGAATTGATAAACTGATTTAGGTTCTAATTCCCAGTATTGTTGTATTTCATTCACTACTTCAATCCACTCTGGTTTCATTGATAAGAATCTATGAACCATATAGTTTGACCAAGTCTTCTTGTCAGCATCAGAAATCTCCTCCCAATAATTTGGGTTCTGTGAATTAGTAATTTCTTTTATGTGGTCAAATAGTGTTTTTGTTTTCATTGTGAATAACCTTAGATATAAATAAATAGTTAGTATAAGTTTGAAAATGTAAATTATTTAAAAGAGTTTCCAAGAATCCAAGTGACTATTGAATATCTAACACCACTTGTTACTGGTTTGACTCTATGTCCTAAGTATGCCGGAAATAATATTAGTGAACCTTTTTTTCTTGAACCATAACAATTATCATCTCCTTTATCGTTTGACATACTAAATTCAAACTCTCCACCCTCATAATCATTTTCATCACTTAACTGAATTATTGCTGTTATCTTTCTTAGTGAAGTAGAACAATCACCAATATCTAAATGCCAATCGTATTTATCAGTATCTTGATATCGTAGAACAACAATATCCTCTAATTCATATGGTTTTTTCAAGTCGAATTGAAAATTAAGTAAATTAGACATCTCACAAGCCATTACTATATTTTTTGTTAACTTGAATCCGTCTGACAAAACTACATCATTTTTTAATCTTATCTCTTGAACCTTTCTAACTTCTTCATTTATTACATCTGAGTCATCACCTTTATAAGTCCCTGCGACAGTAGATTTCTGTGAGTTGGATTGTCCAAACTTTTCTATCAGTTCATCACATTGTTTTGATGTTAAGAAGTTTTCTCTATGTAATACAAACTGAAAGTTTCTTTTCTTTATCATCTGAAAGGTTCTCCTGAAATAATTTCTCTCATAATATATCTCTCCCCAGTCATCAATTCAGTAACCATATGACTAATGATAGATGGAAATATTAACACATATCCTTTTTTGTATGGTGCTTTGAAAAACTCTCCGTCATTTGCAAATGCAAAATGTAAATCTCCACCCTCAAATTCACTCTCGTCTGATAACTGAATTAAACAAGTAAGTTTATTTGTTGATACTTTTCCTTTATCATAGTCTGCGTGCCAGTCAAATCTATCACTACCACTATACTTTAATGCTTTTAAATCTTTTGATACCCCACTTATATTGAAGTTCCAAACTTGTTTATTTAACACTTCTACATATGGTTCTAACTTATCATTAATCCAAGTATAGTCGTATTTTGTATTTTGAAACGCATATAATTCTACAAAAGTTCTATCCTTGACTATATTATCAAATGACTTTTTATTTGCATTTACAATGTGAGCACCCTCATAACCAGACACCCAATTAGTTTCTTCTTGTAATTTCTTAATTACATCATCACATTGTTCATTAGACAAAAAAGGTGTATGTGTAAACCATTGAAAGTTATTGTTCATCTAAAAGTTTTCCCTTGTATCCAAGTTAACATTGTATATCTATCCTTATCGTGAAATTGTAAAACCTTGTGTGCTGCAAAAGCTGGAAATATTACTATCCTACCCTGTTTTGATTCTATTTTGTTGTTCCAAATCTGTAATCCACCACCCCAATAATCATCATTCAAAAAAACAACTGATGTAAGTTTTGTATTAATGTCTACTAATCTATCTGGCCCAGCTGCGAAGTCTGAGTGTAGTGTTTCCTCTTCTTTAAAATCTCCCTTTTTGTAATACTTTCCCTCTTGTAATTGGACACAATCAATATCAAAATTATAATGTATATCATTTGAGAGTTTCATAATCTTCCAAACTTTCTCTAAATATTTAACTTCTTTGAGTTCTATGGCTTGTGTTGATTCTGAGTTATTACGATTAGTATCAATTATTTCTATAACCTCTTCACACTCTTTTTGAGATAAAAAATTATCTCTTGTAAGATACCATTGAAAGTCTTTACTCATTTAAAGTGATTTCCCACGAATAATTCTTGTATAACATATCTTGTTCCTTTAGTGACTGGTGTTACATTGTGAGACAAAAATGTAGGAAATATTGTTAAAGAACCCTTTAGTTGATTCATCGTATACCACTCTTTTGTGTGTTTGTCTTGAATACCAAATTGAACCTCACCACCCTCATATTCACTTGGGTCTGTTAGTTGGATTATCGCCACAAGTTTTCTAATTGAACAACTACCGGCGTTGAAATCTGTATGCCAACCATAAAACCCACCCTGGTGATACTTTATAAGTTTCAACTCGTCATCAGCACCCTCGATATCAAATTTAAAAACTCCTTGATTTACCATTTTTACAACTTGATATATTTTGTCTTGTAACCATTTCCAATCCCCATTACATTTATCTGGTCTGTAAGGATTGATTGGTTGGTCAAACAAATACCATTCTTCAGTAACTCTTATCTCTGGTATAATGGCTGCTTCACCTTTTTCACCACCAACCCCACCAACAACTTTTTGTTCTGTGTTGGTTATTTGTTCTATCAGTTCATCACATTTTTCGTGTGATAAAAATGTAGGTATTTGAATTGAATATTTGAAATCGTTATTCTGTATCAAACTCATCAGAAACTAAAACCCTATTTGCGAAATAATTTTTACCATTATCAGTTCTGTTGATATTGTATGTAATTTTTTCCACATTATTTACCTCCATATTGACAACTTCTCTTTCTTGTAATTCATCATTCAATACTATATCACCAATGGATAATGGTGATTTGTATCCACTACCAACCACATAAAATGGGTGGTCATCAGTTGCCTCAATTTCTGTATTGTCATTAAATTTATATATAACCATATTGTCGTGTAGAACTTTTACGGTTTCCAACACCTTTGAATTTTGTAATTTACCAGTTTCTACATCATATGTTTTTATCATATCGTTTGGTCTGATTTTACATATCGGTTGATATGTTCCGTCTGCTAATGTAATCATAGTGTCATAAGTGAAACAAAAACTTCCTTTGTTGTGAACTAACATATCGTTAGCAAAATAATTTTTATGTGTTTCTAC